TTGTCGGTACAGCATCGTGCCGGGCACGTAAGGCTGTTTGGTCAGTTCAATCACGCCGCTCACCACCAGGCGTCCGCTGCCGTTACAATCTGGGCAGGTCTCCGACACTTCGTTCCGGTCGTTCTCGTCCATGTGGCTGTAGATGCCCGAACCGGCACACTTGCGGCAGAGGGTAATCTTCGGATGCTTGTAGCACCGTTCTGTCTTTATGGGTTCTGCTGAATTCATTGTCTTTCGCTTTTGGGGTTGACTTTCGGTTTATACTTCCATCCGTTCAGCCGGTACAGTTCCTTGCGGGCGTCCTCAAACTCGGTGAACGTGACCACCAGGCTGCCAGTGGCGCTCCCGTTCCGCCGCTTCCACCGGTAAATGTGGAAGCGGTTGAAACGGTGTACGATGGTGTACTCAGGCTGTGGCTGCATTGGGCATTTCGTCTTCTTTCTTCAGTTCGATGTAGAAGGTCTCGTCCTGCACCACCTCAATGCCTATCTTCGGGAAGAGGGCAGCCACTTCCTCCTTGCCGCGGTCGGCCAGCAACTTGTCCTTGGCGGTCTCTTCCGTGGTGCGGATATACTCGGGCAGCAACTCCTTGCACAGGTTGGTCACGGCGGCCCAGGTGAAGCCTTTCAGGGTCTTCAGTTTGGGAGTGCCGGTGCGGAAACCGAACACGCCGTGAGCGCTCTCCACGCTCTTGCGCTTGGTGAAGAGAGCCTCCTTGTTCTCGAAGGCGAAGGATTGCATCGTCTCGAAGCTCTTGGCGCGTTGCTCTCCCAACTCAGCCAGTTGGTCGGCATACTTCTCTCGGATCTGAGTTATCTCCTGGTCCATACGTGCCGTGATTTCCTGCACGGCGGCATCGGCCGACGCATAGTCGGCAAAAGCCTGTTCGGCTTGCTCGCGGGTGACGCCTGTCACCACTGTTTTCTTAATTCTTGCCATGATGTTTGTTTTTTTTAGTGAGTTATAAAAGGTCAATCATTCCAGTCTTCATCGGTGATGTTATACTCTTGTTGCATCGCCAGGCGGAGTTCGTCGTCGATTCTTTCCAGTATCTCGTTGTAGATACTGATCTGTTCCAGATTGCTAAACTTCTGCAGTCGATCCACGATTTCATCGCAGATCTTCTCGGCCACTACGTTGTGATGTTCTGTCATAATAATAATGTTTTAAATGGTGAAACTTATGCTTCGCCGCAGGGAGCGGTGATGTTGTATCTCACGGCCATCCCCTCTCGGCGTTTCTCTTCTACGATCCTCAGACCACCCTTGCGGTCAATGGCGCGCAACTTGTTCACGAGCTTTACCAACTCAAGGGTAGTGATTTCTCTGAAAGATTTCCCGGCGATGCGGGGATTCTTGCAAAAGCGGTTCACGCAATCCCAGTCGGCGGTGTCAATTCCTAACTTCTGCATCCAGTGTAGAGCCTGACTGCGGTTGGCCCGCAGCGTTTCCCGTTCGGCGCGGGTCATGTTACCTTCGCGCTGCGCAGCCTCCGGCTCCTTGCCAATCAGTTTCTCCAGTCCGGCGCAGCACTCCAGGTATTCCTTCATGCTCATTTCGCGCAGGCTGTCGGTGCGGTTCCATGTGTACTGAAGCACGATTTGCTTCTTCAGTTCCTCACGGTCTCCGCTGTAAGGCATTCTATTGAACGCCTGATAGAATCTTGCAAAATTGGTTACTTCTCCCATGTCATTCTATATTATTAGTGATTTTAATGAATCCTTCTTCCCACACTTTGAACTTAGCGCCGGGCTCGGGAATGAATCGCCCCTGACACACGGCTTCATAGCCTACCACTCTTATCTTCACTCCGGCTTTGTACTTCAGCCGTTCGGCAGGCTTGCCCATCGGGCGCCCCTTGCTCTCTTGCGAGATAAAGATGAAACTCTTCTGAGGGAACCGTTCCATCAACTTCTCCACTTGTTCATAGGTCCAGCGGGATTCCTGGAAACTGTCTACGATTACGAACTTCGCACTTTTGGGTCGCTTGAGTCTTACTACAAGGTCATCAAAGGTATCATCTACGGCCACCCGGAATCTGCCCTGGCAATCCCGCATGTGGAATCGCTCCAGTCGCGTCTGGAACGATTGCCCCACGCCTTCCTCGTAACTCATGTAGAGGGTGACGCCATACTTGCAGAGTTCCTTGGCCAGCTGCATGGTGAATCCACTCTTTCCGCTGGCACTTGGGCCACTTATAAACCAAACTTCATTCACTGTCGGTGAGCCAAAACACCGTTGCCACTCCCCGCCCCAGGGGAGGGTTTTGTAGGTTTTCAAAAGTATTTCTTTAGGGCTGTAGGCGCGTTTTGTCATCTATCAGTGCTTTTCAGTTTCTCTATTTCGGTATATACTCGTCTCAGTCCTCCTTGGGTCTTGCGCACCAGGGTGTTGATATCAGTGCCTGCGGGCGCGTTCACCTTGGCCACTACGCGGGCTTGGTCCATCATAAATGCCAGGCGCTCCTTGCCGTCGTCGGGCGTCACCTTGCTGTAGCGGTCGCCGTAGCGGCTGAACATTTCGGTGTAGCCCACCTTCTTGCACTCGATGGAGCGGTTGATCTTCTCCTTCAGCCCGTCGGCACCCATCATGTACCAGGCGCAGCAGCGCTCGGTGGCGTTCCATAGGGCCTTCAGTTCCAGAAAGGCCTCGTAAGTCAGGTCGCCGGCTTCATCCAGGATGATGAGGGGGTTCGGGATCGAGCGCAGGTAATACACCAGGTCTTCATACACATCCGAGTAGGTGCCCCGGCTGCTGGTGCCGAACTCTCCGGCGATCTTACGGATCAGTTTCAGTTTGGTCTTCACCTGCGAGCAGTCGATGTACACGGCGTTGGCGTGTCCGGCTACGTAGAACCTTGCGGTGAAGGTCTTGCCGATGTTGGGTTGGTCGCACAGGATGGCGCTCAGCGCACTCTGCTGGCACAGTTCCAGTTGGGAGGTAATGAACTGGAAGGTGGCGGTGTTGGCGGCTTTCCATTCCATCCCGCCGTGCAGGCTCACTCCCAACCGGCGGGCCACCGTTATCCAGTTGGCGTCGCTCATCATGCGGTCGGTCTTGCCATTACGGAGGGCACTGTACACGCTCGTACTGATTCCAAGCGAGGCCGCGTGCTTGGCGTCGCTGGGATAATTGGCGCGGTTGGCTTCAATCGCACTCAGAATCTTGTTTCTAATCTCTGTCGTTAACATATTTCCAACATATTTTGAATGGTATTACAATTCCTTTCTAAATCTGCTGCGCCCCTTCCGACGCATAATCCCTGAAGCTGGAGGGCGGCAGGTCCAGCCCTACATCCCGGGCCACGGGCGTCACCTCCAACGCTTCTTCGTACTCGTCCATCGCGACGGGTTGTTTCCTCTCCAGCATCCCCACCCGCAGGATGGAATGCTCCTTCACATATCCGCGGAACTCGCTCACCTTCTTCCGCTGCTCCACAAAGATGCGCTTGTCTTCCTCGGTCTGCTCGGCGGCGGCCGTGCTATAAGTGCCGATGTTCTGCAGCTGGTCTATCAGGCGCTCGTCCTGAAAGATGTACACCTCGTTGGCTTCTCCCTTCTCGTCGGGGATATAGTAAGCATCCACCTCGTAATTGTTGGGTGCCAACCGCTCCAGCACGCGGGTGCTGCTCAGCCACCAGTCGGCATGCGCCACGCGGCAGTAACTGTTCCGGCGGATGGTGGTGGGCACCTTCTCGCCGATGTAGCGGGCCAGGGTGGCCTTGTCCAGCGGGCGCAGCGTGGGATTGATGTTGGCCTCCAACACTTGCCAGCGTGTCATGCCCGGATACTTCTTCTGGTTCGGGTGCAGCGAGTTGTTGAACTGCATGATGTCCTGCAGGTCGTCGGCAATCAGTTCCTCCCAGGTGTAGTATTGCTTGTCCACGTAGGTGTCGTTGGCTTCGTCAAACACCTTCTTGGCTTCCACGCGGTAACACTTGTTCTTGGCATAGAAACGGCCGATGCCGTCGTGGTTGCGGTGCTCTATCCGGCGTTTCTTGGCGCCGTTGAACGTCTCGGCTCCCTTCTCCTGAGAGTTGGTGGGGGCACAGAAGTGCACATAGGGGAACACCTCTCCGGCCTTCAGGAATCCGCCGGCATATTGCTCCAGCAAGTGGTGCTCCACCTCTATCTCGGCGGGGCAGCCCCATCCGTGGCGGTCGAGCAGGCGGAACATGTTGCGGAACATGTCCACCACCAGTTCGGTGTTCTTCTTGCGGTTGTAGGCGAAGCCGATGCAACACATGCTGGCCATGTCGTAGGCATAGTAGGCTTTCGGACGTATGCGGGTGTCCTTCAGCTTGCGCGGCAGGTCGCGGTCGTCGATGGTCACTTTCGACAGGGCGAACTCGGCATTGTGGCGGTGCATGTGCGGCATGGTCTCGTGCATGAAGGTGGTGTAACTGTCCAGCTTGGCACGGATCAGAATCTGGTTCTTAGGCGAGTTCAGAATGTTGTTGATGGTGCTTTGGCTCAACTCCTGCGGGCGCCCGTCCTTGTCGGTGAAGTCCTTCGGGTCGAAAGCTTCGCCGGTCGTGGGGTCGTACACTTCCATTTCGCCGCGTATAAAGGCCAGGTACCAGTCGTATACGTTGTTGTGGTAGGGCTGGTTGGTCTGTATGGCCAGGCCCAGCACCAGTTGCTCTATCTGATGGCTCACCTTGCGGGCGCTTTGGTTGCCAAACTTGCCGCTGATCAGGCACTCGTAGCCCACCCGCTTGTATTCGGCCACCTTCTTGCGGAAGCGCTGCGTGCTGCAGGGCAATGTGTGGCCGAATTGTTGTCTCAGACTCTCTATCGTAGCGGCCATCATGCTCCATTCATAAGCACGGCCCATCAGTTTGGATATCATCAGGCTGTTTTCATACAGCTTGATGCAGCAGTTCAACACCGAGGCGTTCACCACACATTCGCGTTTCCGGGCTTCCGTCATTTCCACGCCTGTCTGGCTGCGGTCGTTGAAGTACACCACAGCGTTCTGGTCCACCTCGTAATTCGAGCGTACCCAGCCGTCCAGAACGATCTGGCGGCCGTCGGGGTAAGTCTTGTTCACTTTCATTCTGAATCTGTCGGGTAACGTGTCTACTACAACCAATGCATAACAGCCCAGTCCCTTGCCGTTGCGTGCCAGTTGGAACTGTCCTGCCGATGCCAGGCGCTTGTAGTTGGCCTCACTCATGATGCCTTCCTTGATCAGCTCCTTCATCGAGATACATAGCTTTCCGTTATAGTATTCCATATTTCCTCCTTATCTGAGCATAGAAGCTCTGCGCTGGATGCCTGCGATATCGGCTATCATCACGCGGTCATAATGTTCCTTCACTTCACCGTGGAAGATTACGTCACCGGCTCCGGTCTTCTTGTCGAATTCAACCACGGCCCCGTTGGGCATGTACTGGCGCATCACGTTGTCGATGTCGTGGAAGGTCTCCATCACATTGCCGGCTATCTCCACGCTGCCGCGTTCCACGGCTGCCTTGCGGATGCGCTTGGCCAGGTCGGTGTTGCTCTCAAAGGTCAGGGCCTTATAGATCATTCTCTGGGTGCAGTTGAAGACCTTCGACAGGGTCTCGCGGTCTGCTCTTGTGCATGTTAATCGTTTTTCCATTGTTTTTCGATTTAAATGATTATATTTGCAAACAAATTCTTAAATATCATTCGTATTATGAAATCTTATTTACTGGAGTATCTGTTTATCCCCTCCGAGGATATCACGAAAGAAGAGCTCGAAACACAGCTCTGTCACGAACTGTCAGCGCTCGAGGCTGCGACCGAAATGATTTGCCGCAGATCGTGCACGACAAGGTATTATGATCGCGGAGAACTAATTGGTGTCCCCAACTGCGCATGCCGCTGGGTGGCGGTGTTTGGCCTTGGCAGGAATCGCCTGTGTACTCTACAACGGTTCTGTCAATCATACCAAGTTCTGTTAACTGAGTTATTGCCTTCCTACACATTGCAATACTCATTAGACTCATTTTCGTTTTCATCTAACCAAAGTGTTTAACTCATTAATATTACCATCATGAACAATGATACCGACATGGCTTGGCTCGCAAGGTATCTTCTGTGGCGTTTCGAGCGAGAAAATCTGCTCTCAATGAGTTGTAAATCTCAGCTTCGCGCTCCTGAGAAAGCCCGGATAGATCGCCGATGCTTTCAATTGCAAGTCCTGATGGATGTAGCTTATATCCAGGGAGCCCTTGAACGGCAAGGCGAAATTCGTAAAATTTCTGCAGTCGATGCGGCTCTTGCAAACAGTGTGTACAATCAGTCTGACGGCAGCGAGGAACTGATGTTGCCGCTGATTGATGACTACTATGACGGACGAAAAAACGTCCGATGCCCAAAGAATCCTTGAGGCTTTTTACTTTGTTTCCCATATCTTCATCCTTTAGAATTAATACATGATTGATAAATTCTTCCGGTCGCAGCCACCCCAGGCACCGTGAGCCCCGATTCTTGGGACTTCGATCCGCCGCTCATGGCTTCTTCCATCACATCCACAAGCGAATCCACTTTCGCTTGAGCATTCAAGAGGGTCTGCCAGATGGGGGTCTGGCTGATTTCTTCTTCCGTGAACTGACTGCGGATGCCATCGGCCACTTCGGCCATCACCTCCGCGTAGTTCTTGATGGCCGAGTAGGTGTAAACCAAACACCGAATTGCCATCTTTTCTGTCCTTTCTTTTGTTTCCATGTTTTTGTTCATGTTTTCAAACTATTAAAATTAACGCCATTTTCTTGTGCCCATTCTCCATTTTTTTAGTATCTTTGGAGCCGTTCACTGTTGAATACGGTGCAAAGATATTGAATTTTTTCAATACAACAAAAATTT